CATTGCCCCGTCTACCAACTCACCGCTGATGAACTGCATGGAACTAGCAGAAGGAAACTCTCCTCTGACACGGACCTTCACAAAGTCACTGTCTTCCCCATAATCCTCAACCCATTGGTTCAGCTTGCGCTTGTCAGTCATCTTGCAATCGCGGCTGTCAATCTGGCGCGTTCTCCATCGGTGCTTGTTCTTACCGAAACACTCTCTAAAGCGCCCAGTGTTCCTGGTAGGATTGCCAAAGGTAAACCACATGGCACCAGGGGTTGTCATCGCACCTTCCGAAACCTCCCAGATACTGTTAGGGATAGCAGATGCCTCATCGTAGAGGACCAGAACGTGTTCACCGTGCTGGCCAGCAAAGGCTTCTGAGTTCTTCTCACTCCAGGGGATAGCAGACACATACCAGGACTCTGGAGATGAAACGTGATAGAACTTAGTCGCTGTCCATTCAAACCAGGACTTAACCAGGGAGCGCTTGTGCCATAAGGCCAACTCTCTCCAGGTCTTAGTCTCCAACTGCTGTTTAGTGTTGGCCGTGACCACCCCATTGAGATTTTTCATTGTTGCCATAGCCCATAAGGTAATAAATGCCGACACTGCCCCTTTCCCGATACCGTGGCCCGAAGCTATAGCAGACTGCAAAGCCTCGTTATCACCACTCCTACACCAATCACCAATACTGTTAAGCAGTTCCGCTTGCCATTCGTCAGGACCGGTATGGCCTTCCAGGTCACCGTGCCCCCAATCGAACACCAACTTCACAAAGCGCAAAGGATCGTCAACACACTTGGCAACCTGGTCCACCAATACATCCCCGCAATCTTTCTGTTTTGTGGCTACTGCTGTCACTCAATTATCTCCGGCTCACCCACACGCTTTAACGCTCTATTCATTTCAAGCACCGTTACATGAAGATTAGCTATGTTGTTTGTTGTGTTGCTGTCCTGGTAAACCCCGGTCTTCTTGTTATAAATATCTATAGCCTTCAGCTTGTCGTATTGCTTAATGCGCTGATACCCGGAACCATCGGCACCGGTCATCAACGTAGACTCCTGGACCGACATCCTTTGCCTGGGAGTCAACTGATCGACAGACTTAGGAATCATCGTCCCGTCCGGCCCTTCAGTGTAGAGATCGCAATTGTTCGTCAAGATCATTCCAGCCAATACTTCGTTCACCATATCTGCGGTAAGCCCAGCATTCTTAAGGCTCTTCTCTACCCCCTTCTCAACAAGCTCTTGAATGTGAACATTGGTGAGTAACCGATAGGCTTGCTCTTTAGCGGTCTTCTTGCTATACCCAGCGCGAATAGCCGCCTGTGTAGCGTTCCTATCCTTACCGTACTCAGCAACGAATACCCTTTGCTTATCAGTTAGTTTCTTCTTTGCACTCATGTTCCCCCACCTTAGTTCTCAATTGGTTATGCTTATGCTCAGTACACTCCGCCCGTTTCTGGTCTGACTCTCCACTTAGCCCCGTAAAAATCTTCTTCCCCAGCGTCAGGTGCCTTATCAAATAAATCAACAAGGTCATCACTCCCCATCTCGCGGAAGCGCAATCTTTCCTTCTCCAAGTACCTCGGAACGTAGTCACACTTATCTACCATTTTCGATTTCCACATAACTCTCATCCATTCCAATAGGAATAAAAGGGTCACTAGCACAACCAGGACATTGCCACTCACCGTTGCGCGTAGTCATGTTGCCGTGATAGTTGCAGTGTTCGCACGACATTTGAACTTCAATCATCTCGTCACTCTCATTTAAGTGTTAATCCCGCCATTTCTTACATCTAAGTTTTTCAAAGTCATATTGCACACACTCCCTATTGGTGCGCCTCGACATCCAGTGCCATTCGCCATCACCTGGTCGCCTGAACGCCATTGGGCTATTCTTTGTCAGGTACTGGTGCGCCATCCACCCCGCGTGAGTAATCCATCTCAATTCTTTTGTCCCAACCACCTCAGTAACTGTCTGACAAGCCGGAGCCGGTTTCCAATCCAAAATTTCATAGCGATACAAAATCCCAGGGAACGTAACCACCAGAGTACGGTCACGTTCCGGGGCCCAGCGCAACATCTGCTCCAGCGGCGGCGGAACCATCGGATCATCACCGGCCCCCGCACTCATCGTCACTACCGCTGTGGCCAGTAAACCAAATATCAAAACTATGAAGACGCTGTGCCGTGCTTTCAAAATAAACAGGCTCCCTATACTCTTCTTTAATTAAATTGCCGTGCTTGTCATATGTCCGGCACGGGTAATACAATTGCTTCTCCGGCTTATTCCGATACTCGCGCTTACTCGCATCGTAGACCAGGTGAACCGGATAGTCCGCCCGATCATCTGGACTCTTCATTCGTTAAGGGTGACCGCTTGAGCCTGGTACTTTTCACGCAATCTCTTCTCCTGCACCCACGCCGTCCCAACGCTTTTAAGGTCGCATAACCTATAGTCATAAAATCCGTGATCTCCGAGCGGTTGAACGCAATCAGGTGTTTGCGGTTCGGCATATATCTTAGCGATCCCGCCGCTTGTACAACACGCTGGGAGAATCAAGAGACTTGAGAATATCAGCAGTGTCCTCATCGTGCTTCTTGTCCTGTTCATTGATCTTCTCAACCTTTTCAATGCCGTTCTCCTGACTATCCGCTTTCTCCATCCTTCGCCCAGCGTAAACAGCAAACGCAAAGGCACCAAGCAAAGCTACAATCAAAGCCGTTATCATCACTTCCTGTCGTCCTTATTCTTATCTCTCCAAATGTTCGCTCCACCCGCGTTCAATGCCTTTAATGCGCCATTTATCAGCGGAGTCAACTTGCCAAACCACTCATCGTCAATCTTGGTCGGAGTCCAAAACGTGACCATCTTGCACATCCCAATTACCAAGACCGCAATCTGCATCCAACCAGGTAACGTGTTGTAAACTGTCTGTATCTGTTCCATTATCAAACCTCCGTAATCTGTAATATGAAATAGGCGTATTCCCTCAACCGGTGCATGAACTCCTTAAACGCCATCTTGCTCTGCTCAATGCAATCGTGCCCATAACTTGAACCTGGCATCAGACACCCTTTTGAGTCTGAAACCCTGTTACCAGGGTGAAAGAGGATGTGGGTTCGGTGCCCCTCTTCAACGTCACGCACTTCAAATGTCTCTCCAAAACGCGGGGAAATCCTTCGGTGAGCCTCATAAATACCAACGGGGATACAGGAAATATTAGGGGTAGTCTTGCCGTCCTCCTGCAATACCAGGGGACGCTCAAGTGTTATGCAGATAGGAGACACGCCATCTTCAAGCAACACTCCATACGTTCCACTTTCAGAAGTGGCGATGCGCTTCAGTTGAATGACCTTGCCCACGTTCTCTTCCACACATCACAAACTACAACAATTGTTTAACGTGGAACAGACATTGGCTTCGACCAACCGTTGGGGCGAAACTAAAAGGATGAGAAATTTTTCGTCTTCTAAAGAAATAAGCGTGAAGAGTGGCTTCACTATGGCTTCACACCTGTGAAGAGTGGCTTCACAATGCGTAGCATTGCCACGTTTGGGCGTAGCAAAGGCGTAGCAAATAGGAAAAGGCTAGTCTTGCCTAAGGTAATGGCGGTCCCTGGCAGGTCGCATTAAGGTATCGTATTCCTGGACATAGATTTTATCGCCCCCGGCTTTCTTCGCTAAGTACAAATAAATCTCTTTGCCTTGGGAGAACTGCTCTGCAACTTCTCTCCACAGATTTATATCGCCGGTCCTTCTAAGAGTTTCTGGAATATCCTCAACCTTGAAATCTTTTTCTAGGTCATCCATCAGTTTAATTCCTCCGGTGATGGTAGTTCATCAATTGACGCAAAGACCCAGCCTCCACGCCAGGGGCAACCCACTCCAAATTATCCACCAATACGGAAGCCGACATATCCAATATTAATTCCCTGGGCTCGGCCTCCTTATATTCCTCCCAANTTCCTTCGCGATCATTCAGCTTTCCGGCCAACTCAAATGCGTCAACTATCTGGTCATATTGTTGCCGTGTCATTCCTTCTCCTTAACTGTCACATGAACCATTCCACCAGGCATCACTGGCCCCCGGACAATACTGATCCGGTCCACCTGTGAGTCGTCCTTGTACAGCTTCGCCATCTGCATCGAGTCCAGCAGTATCTTCTGGATATTGTCCAGGTCGCGCTTGCGCTT